GCCAGCTACAGCACGGGGTGATCGCACACCAGCTGTGTCGGCCAATCTGGGCGCGCTGGCTTGAGGCCGCGCAATTGGCGGGCCGGTTGGAGTTATCAGACCCGGCGGCTGCACGGATGGTGCAATGGATCCCGCCACGCTGGGATTGGGTCGATCCGCTCAAAGACATCCAGGCGCAGGTGCTGGCGATGGAAGCGGGCATCACCTCGCGGCGCAAGGTGGTCGAGGCCACTGGCTACGACGTCGAAGAGGTCGACCGGGAGAATGCAGCGGATGCTGCGCGCGTCGCTGCTCTTGGGCTCATTTACAGAACCAGCCCCGGTGAAACGCAGGGTGCGCGGGCGACACCCACCGGGCGTCCCAATCCCGGGGATGGGGCCGACGGCGACACGAACGACGACGGGGCCGCCACGCCTGACAATACCGAACAGGAGTAACACCATGACCAGTTGGTACACGATCCGCGCCCGGGCTTCGGGAGCGGAAGTGCTGATCTATGACGAAATCGGAGCTTACGGCGTCAGCGCCAAGGGGTTTCTGGCCGAACTCGGCGCACTGCCCGATGACGCTGCGATTGATTTGCGGCTCAACAGCCCAGGCGGGTCGGTCTTTGATGCGGTGGCGATCTACAATGCCCTGAGCCGCCACCCTGGCACGATTACGGTCTGGATCGACGGGATTGCGGCCTCGGCCGCGAGTTATATCGCGATGGCAGGCGATGAGATCGTGATGCCAGAAAACGCCTTTCTGATGATCCATGACCCAAGTGGCATCGTCATGGGCACGGCCGCCGATATGCGCGACATGGCCGGGACCCTCGACAAGATCGCGGCGAGCATGACGCGGGGCTATGCCGCACAATCTGGCAAGCCTGAGAACGAGATCGCTGCACTGCTGGCCGCCGAGACGTGGCTCACAGCGGCTGAGGCGCTGGAGGCGGGATTGGCCACGCGCGTGTCAGAGCCTGTGCGCATTGCCGCCAGCTTTGACATTGGCCGGTTCCGCAACGCACCGCCTGAACTGGTAGAGGCCGTGGCGGCAGACAGTGCGGCGTCCGAGGCTGACAACGTTGCAAACGAAAATGACGTGGCGGGGGAGGGGCGCGATGATCCGCCACCGGTACCCGACCAACAGACCAAGGGTCCCGCCGGGAACGTTGATGCTCTGGTCGCTATCGACGACCCCGCAACAACTGCACCGGATGCCACGGCCATTCGCGCTGAGGCCATCGCGCATGCGCGGGCCGTGATCGATCTGTGCCGGCTTGCGGGTCAGCCGCAGATGGCGGGGCGGTTTCTGGAACAGGACAAGGGCCTTGATGAAATCCGCAACACCCTTCTGGCGGCAAAGGCCGAGGCGGAACCCGAGATCACCAGCGCCCATGCTCAGCCCGGCCGGGGCAACGCTACGCAAGCCTGGGGCGACGTGATCGCCCGCACCTTCAAGCTCAAAGGATAAGTCAAAATGACCACGCTATCTGAGTCCAAACACGCGGGCGGCTTTCTCGTCTGGGAAGTGCTGCGCGACTTCACCCGCGAAACCATCACCCTTGCGTCCGGGGCTGGCAAGCTCGCGCCCGGCACCGTGCTGGGCAAGATCACGACGGGCGGCAAATACACGACGCTTGCGCCCGGGGCCTCAAACGGCAGCCAGAACGCGGCAGGCATTCTCTGGGGCCCAGTTGATGCCACCGATGCTGATGCGCCGGGCGTTGTGCTCCTGCGCGGCCCAGCCCTCCTGAACCGCCATGAGATTGTCTTTCCTGAAGGGGCCACCGATCCGCAGATCGCCACGGCGACGGCGGCTCTGGCCGCTCTTGGCATCGTGCTGCGCTAAGCGAACGCGTCACTCCATCCATCCAAACACTTAAGGAGGCTCGCAATGGCCACCATGGACATCTTTGAAGGCGATGCCTTCTCCATTATCGAGCTGACCCGCGCGCTCGAAAACATCCCCTTCAAACCTGCGATCCTGTCAGGCGCGGGGCTTTTTGGCAGCCGCGGCGTGCGCGCACGCACCGTGATGATTGAAAGCCGCGATGGGACGTTGTCGCTGATTCCGTTCTCCGAGCGGGGCTCTGCCTTCGACCAACAGGTGCCCGAGCGCCGGGAGATGCGAGCTTTTGTCTGTCGCCAGTTCAAGAAACAGGATGTGCTCTGGGCTTCCGAGATCCAGGCGATCCGCGACTTCGGCTCGGAAACCGCCGTCCAGCAGGTGCAGACCGAGGTCGCACGCAAGATGGGCCGGCTCCGGAACGACGCCGAGGCCACCTTCGAGTTCCACCTCTTCAACGGCATCCAGGGCGTGGTTAAGGATCCGCGCGACGGGGCCACGGTGATCAACTACTTCACTGAGTTCAACATCACGCCAGCCGCCGAGGTCGACTTTGATCTCGACAACGCAACACCGGGCTCTGGCGCATTGCGCAAACGCTGCCAGGCGATGATCGAAAGCGTAGAGGATACGCTGGGTGGGCTGGCGGCCGGTCAGGTGCAGCTGCGCGCCGAATGTGGCTCGGCGTTCTTTGCCGATCTGGTGGCCCACAAGGAAGTACGCGAGACCTACCTCAACACGGCCGCTGCTGCGGATTTACGGGGCAGGGTGGGCGAAGAGGTCAGCTTTGGCGGCATCACTTTCCGCCGGTATCGCGGGGGTCTTGGCTTTGGCGTGCCGACCGACAAGGCGTATTTCTATCCCGAGGGTGTCGAGGGGTTGTTTGAGATCTACTACGCCCCGGCCGACACGTTTGAGACGGTCAATACTGTGGGGCTGCCGCTCTATGCGCGCATGATCCCGGACCGGGACCGCGACGAATGGGTGCGCCTTGAGATTGAGAGCAACCCGCTGCCGATCTGTACCCGCCCGCAGGTGCTGCGCAGCGCCCGGCGGACCTGATGTCTGCCTTTGCTGCCGCCGTCGAGGTGCTGTTTGCGGATCCCAACATCGGGCGAGAAGCGGTGTATATCGCCGACGGCGGCGCGCCTGTTCTGGTGTGCATCGTCTCAAGGCAGGCCGATGCAATCAGTGAATTTGGCGATGCACGGCTCTGGTTGGAAACGACCCGGGTTGATCTGCGCGTGGCCGAGGTGCCAACCCCACGCCCTGGTGATCGCATTGAGGTCGACGGCGAGGGGTTCCTTGTTCAGGGGGAGCCCGTGCGGGATGCAGAACGGCTGGTCTGGACTGTGGACCTGCGGCCCGCATGAAGCTGAAGCTGAACATCACCCCAGACATCGTTGCCATGATGGCCGCAGAGGTTGCGGCGGGCGAACACGCCGTGAGCGCTGCCATGCGCGAGGCTGGGACTGAGCTGAAGACCGCTTGGCGCGGCCAGATCACAGGCGCGGGACTTGGGAGACGGCTTGCGAACTCCATCCGAAGCCAGACTTACCCGAAGGTGGGCGACAGTCTGAATGCCGCAGCCCTGGTTTGGTCCAAGGCACCTGAGATTATTGGCGCACATGACACCGGTCCGTTGATCCGCTCGAAGAATGGCTTTTGGCTGGCCATCCCGACTGAGGCCGCCGGGCGCGGGGTGCGAGGTGGGCGCATCACGCCCGGTGAATGGGAGCGGCGGCGCGGTCTGCGCCTACGATTTGTTTATCGACGGACGGGTCCAAGTCTTCTGGTGGCCGAGGGGCGGCTGAACACAAAGGGTCAGGCCGTGGTGTCGCGATCAAAGACCGGGCGCGGCAAGGTTACCGCTCCGATCTTTTTGCTGGTACCGCAGGTGAGACTGCCGAAGCGGCTGGACCTGGCGCGGGATGCAGGCCGGGCGGTGGACAGCGTGCCGGGTCTGATCGTGGCGAAATGGGTGGAGGGGAGGCTGTGATCAATGTTGCCGCTTATCGGCGTTCGAAGATATTGCCATAAAAGAGGCGAACTGCTTGCTGCGGACATTCGTCGACGGCGCAGCGAACGGTGGCAGTGAGCCCAACATGGGCATTCGTCGTGGTGCAGCGAATGGCGGCTTCGTTGAGTTTGCCCTTTGTGTTAGGAGCTTGTTGAACGTTAAGGGGTCTTTGATCGCATGCTGCATCATCGGATAATTGGAACTGGCACGCCCATTGTCTTGCTGCACGGGGGCACGCTTGATCATCGCCATACGATGGATGTTATGGAGCCCGGCTTTCGCGGCACTGGTGCGTGGCAACGCATTTATGTCGATATGCCGGGGCATGGACTCAGCCCCGCACGCGATGACATCAATTCGCAAGATGATTTGCTGAACGCGGTGCTCGACTTCGTTGATGCAAAACTTCCAAACGAGCGGTTCGCACTCGTTGGCTTTTCGCGAGGTAGCTACATTGCCCGAGGGCTCGTGCACATTTTGCCGGAACGCATTTCCGGGGTCGCCCTGATTGTTCCCGGCGGAAATCCATCCTCTGATCCCAACAGGCTTCCCGATCCACAAGTCATCGTAGAAGACGCTTCAATCCTGCCGGAATTGTCCGAAGCGGAAATCTGGGCGCATGAGAACATGTCAGTGGTCCAGCGTTGGGATATTGTGGAAAAGAGACGACAGATCATCGCTCCCGCCCGTGCCATGTTCGATGCGGAACAGGATGCCCGTCTCATGAATGCTTTTGATTTCAGCTTTGCGAAAGAGGAAGAGACAACGACTGTCGATGTTCCAAGCTTGATCGTCGTCGGCCGACAAGACAGCATTAGTGGTTATCTCGATGGGGTCGATCTTATGCACAGGTTTTCGCGGGCGACGCTGGCTGTGTTGGATACCGCTGGCCATGCTCTGGCCTGGGAGCGTCCCGAAGTGTTTCACGCCTTGATGCGTGACTGGCTAGACCGGCTGTAAACCGAAAGCGGACGTTTATGGTATGTCGTCCTTGTCCGCACCTGTAACGTTCGTGCAGACTGCAGCGAACAGCCGGTACGGTGCCGCACCGTTGAAATCTACAAGGGTGTATCAGGTTGGCATTGAAGCCAGAACCAAGTCCCTAGCCTCACCGGATCACCGGAAAAGTTGAATGCCCACCTCCCGCGAAACCATCCTCGCCGCGCTGCACGCCCTGCTGCAGGCACTGTCCGCCACAGCCTTGCGCGGAGACGTTCTGCCGGAGCGCGTGCCGACCGATGGCCTGCTGATCCTGCGCGATGGAGAGCCAGGGGAGCCCGAGGTCACGCTCTCGCCGCTGCGCTACCACTATCAGCACCGCGCCGAGATCGAGGCGGTCGTGCAGGGGACGAACGACCGTGACGCTGCGTTCGACACGCTGACCGCCAGCGTCGGTGCGGCGATTGCTGCTGACCGCACGCTCGGCGGCCTTTGCGACTGGATCGAGGCGGAAGCGCCACGCCCGGTCGATCTGCCGGTCGAAGGCGCTGCGGCGCTCAAGGCTGCGGTGATCCCGGTAGTGCTGCACTACACCACGGCCGATCCATTGGCCTGATCAATCGGCGTCGGGTCCTTGGTAGGCTTGCGACTTGAACTGCCCTTGCGCGCCGCTCTCGATGCTCAGGCTTTCGTAAGTGATTTCACCGGTCACTTGTGCACTTGTGTGAAGCTTTACAGTGCCACCGATGACCTGGCCGTTGACGCGCCCCTTGATGGTGATGCTGGCGGCGCGGAGTTCGCCTTCAACCTCGCCTGCGTCCTCGACGACGATCGTGGACGCCTGCACGCGCCCCTTGACGTAGCCGGGCAATTCAACGGCACCAGGAAAATACAACTCTCCTGTGATGCGAGACCCTGGACCAAGATGAGAGCGGTCATCGGAGCCCGCGGCGGGGTGCTTTTGATCCGTCATTCAAGTCTGCCTTTTTGAGTTTCCATGTCTTGGTCCCAACCCTCCGACTTTCAGTCGGACCTGCTTTAGCGCGAAGAATCGCGTATAGTCTTATCCTCCCAAATATGAACCGCCCGGCGAGGGCATAGGTTCATATTTGGGAGGATAAGACTATGCAGTATGACACCGGCAAGCACTGCGTCTACTATCATCGGTATCACCTAGTCTGGTCTACGAAATACCGCTTCAAGGTGCTGCATGGCGATGTCCGGCTGCGCGTGCGCGACATCATCCGACAAGTTTGCAACGAGCGCGGCGTCGATATCGTCCGAGGTGTCCTATCCGCCGACCATGTCCATATGTTCGTGTCGGTGCCGCCCAAACTTGCGGTGAGCGATCTGATACGACTGATGAAGGGGCGCTCGTCGCACAAGGTGCAGCGCGAGTTCCCACACTTGAAGAAGCGATACTGGGGTCGGAGGTTTTGGGGGCGAGGGTATTTTTCGACCACAAACGGTGCCATTACAGACGACATCGTACTTCAGTACTTGGAACAGCACATCGAACATCCTACCGACGCCAGTCGGTAGTGGTTGAGTTTCGGTCCCTCCCAGGACACGTAGGCCAACATATACAGGAGAACCCACCATGGCACGAGCCCAAGGGGCGCGGGCGCAGATGGCGCTTGCGTTCGAGACAACCTATGGAACGCCGCCCGCGAGCGGGTTTACCAAGATGCCCTTTGCCAGCACCTCGCTCGGCGCAGAGCAACCGCTGCTGAACTCGGAGCTTCTGGGCTACGGTCGCGATCCGCTCGCACCGATCAAAGATGCGGTGACGGCTGACGGCGATGTGGTGGTGCCGCTGGACGCCGAGGCCTTTGGCTTCTGGCTCAAGGCGGCGTTCGGCGCGCCTGCCACCACCGGCACCGGTCCCTGGACCCATGAGTTTCAGTCGGGCGCTTGGACCCTGCCGAGCCTGTCGATTGAGACTGGTATGCCCGAGGTGCCGCGTTTTGCGATGTATTCCGGCTGCGTGCTCGACCAGATCAGCTGGCAGATGCAGCGCTCGGGCTTACTGACCGCAACGGCGCGGCTGGTGGCACAAGGCGAGACGGTCGCCACGACCACCAGCGCGTTCGGTGATCCAGCCTCGCCGCCCTCCGAGCTGGCGTTGCAGCGCTTTGGCCATTTCAACGGGGCGATCACCCGCAACGGCACCGCGCTCGGCAATGTGGTCTCGGTTGATATCAGCTATTCCAACACTCTCGACCGGATCGAGACCATCCGCTCTGACGGACGTATCGACGGGGCCGACCCGTCCATCGCAGCATTGACGGGCTCCATTGAGGTGCGCTTTGCAGACCAGAGCCTGGTGACACAAGCGATCAACGGCGATCCTTGCGCGCTTGAGTTTGCCTATGTGTTGCCCTCAGGCCAGAGTTTCACCTTCGCCGTTCATGCCGTCTATCTGCCGCGCCCCCGGATCGAGATTTCTGGACCGCAGGGCGTGCAGGCGAGTTTCGACTGGCAAGCCGCGCGCGACAGCGTGGTCGGCCGGATGTGCACCGCAACCCTCGTGAACTCTGTGGAGACCTATTGATGCTTACGCTTGATCTGAAGAACGCGCCGCGCTGGCATGATCTTGCACCCGGCGTGCGGGTACAACTTCGCCCACTGACCACGGCCCTGATGGTTGCGACGCGCAGCGACCCCGGCGTGGAGGCGGTTCCCGAGGATGCTTCCGACGAGGAACGCGCTGTTGCCTTTGCCAAGGCGCTGGGACGGCGCGCCGTTCTCGCTTGGGAGGGCATTGGCAATGCGGACGGCAATCCCATCGATCCAAGCCCCCAGGCCATGGACGCGCTTCTCGACATCTGGCCGATCTTTGAGGCGTTCCAGCTGACCTACGTTTCCAAAGGCCTGCTGCTGGAACAGGAAAAAAACGTCTCCGCGCCCTCGCCGAATGGTCCTTCGGCGGGGGCGAGCGCTACTGCGAAGCCTGCGCGCAAGCCTGCCCGGACTGCCCGGCGCGGCTGAACCGACCAACCACCTTTGAAGGCTGGCAGGTCTGGGATCTGGTCGGTCGTCTCGGAGGTCAGCTGCGCATGCTGCCCGGTGCCGTGAT